GAAGTTGGCTTTTGCATATATTGAGCATTCCATTTGGCACCAGGTATAGATGCTTTGACACCTTCTAAATCTTTTATGTTCCAATACTCTGGCCAACAAGGTTTACCTGATGGCATGATAGCAGGGAACTCAATCACTTCCCACTGATCAGCTTTAACTTCTTTTTGTGCAGAAATTAATTTACCTGTTAAATCTTTTTCATTCCATCTTGTCATGATTAACAAGATTGATCCACCAGGTTGAAGACGTTGTCTAGGACCTGATGTGTACCATTCAAATGTTCTATCTAGTGCTTGGGAATTCATAGCGTCTTGTTCAGTGTGGGGATCGTCAATTATTAAAAGGTCTGCACCTCTTCCTGTAATTGCCGAACCCACACCTGCCGCATAGTACTCACCTCCTTGGGCGGTTTCCCACTTGCCGGCAGCTTGTGAATCTTCCTTGAGTCTTGTTTTAAACACTTCTTGATACTCAGGAGAATCAATCAGAGCTTTGGCTTTACGACCAAACCGCACGGATAATTCGGTCGTGTTTGTGGATTGGATAATTTTTAATTTAGGATTCTTTCCTACCATCCATGCAGGAAGCAGGTAAGAACCAAACTCAGATTTAGTGTGCCTTGGCGGCATGTTGATAATTAGTCTTTTAATTTTACCTTCAGCTAATTTATTAAATTTATCTGCAATTTCTTTGTGATGTTTACCTTCAATAAAATCAGGCCATACATGTTTTACAAAGGTTAGAAAGTCAGATTTAATTTTAGACTCTTTTGTTTTTTGATCATGTTTATTCATGAGCAAAGCCAGCTCACGTCTAACATCAGCAGGTAGCTTATCTATATTTTTTAATTTTTCTTTATCTAATCTCATCTCAAAAAAATTTTTTGCAAAATTTTTACAGGTTAATTTTGAAACCTTACAAAGTATTTTATCACTATCTATTTAAAAAACCTAGCATAAACTGTTTGTTCTGGGACCCCTTTTTGTAAAAATAAAAAAGTTTTTTTAGATTTTTTTAAAAAATGATCGGTGTTGTGGTACCTCTATGCCCCGCGCACAACCTGTGATTGTGGCGCTAGCCCACGCGTTGAGTTAGCCGCGCCACAACCTATGCGTTAATCTAATAAAGTCATATAAGCTTTAGGATTTAACCTACTAAACTTGTCCTTTGCTTTTAGCATTTTATCCCATTGCTCTAATGCCTCGTGATAAAATACCTGGTCGTGCAAGTCTGCTTCTTCCTTTGTTAGAAATTCACGTGCACCTGTGAATCTGTTTCTTCTTTCTTCTGTTTTCATATCCCATATCATATAGGATAAATCAAGCATTGTCAACCTCTTTTATTCTTGTTCTTGTAAAAGAATAATTACCCCAATTACTTTGGATTGTTTCTTTTACAGGATCCTCGATCGGTGTTTCAAGGCACTCGGTTCTTGGGTGTAATTGAACGAACTCTTGAAAATGTTTCCAAATAAAATTCATTAGACAAGTCTGGTCGCAAAAGTAATTCCACAGCCCTCGTGCATTTTGATTACCTTGAGCGATCTTAACCGTCCTCAAAACCTTAGAGCCCTTGACACCACGAACTCTTGTGGTTGTTTTACGTTCGTGGCAATTCGGACCATGGCACCAACTATAGTCTGTCATGTCTACCTCGCTCATCATACTGTGGTAGCATTGCCCAAAACATAAAGAAACCACTTGCAGTAATTAATACTCCGATAGTGAAATCATAATGCAATGCTAGGATTACACCTAGCATTAAAAGTACATACCCAAATAAACCAATTAATAATTTCATCAATGCCTCACTTTCCAAGATGTAGTCGCAGTCCTATATCCATGTGCGTCTAAATCATAATAAACATAGTATGCTCTGCCTTGTTTACTTGTTCCATATCTAGATTTTTCATCATGTTTGCCACGTCTAGTTATGTGTTTTTTATCTTTGTTACTGTAGTATGTTATATAAAACATTGTTTCCTCTCTTTCTTTCATAAGGCTATCCTATACGAAATAGGATAGCCTGTCAACTATTAATTTACACTTTGTTGCATCTGTTTTCTTGCAATAGCGATTTTCTGTTCTCTTGTTAAGACCTCTTTATCTTCCAATAAACTTGCCAAATTTTCTGGACTATAAATTGATAAAGCCAAACTAGAACTTTCATTCATCATTGTTTCATTTAAAACAACACCAACTTTGTCAGCTAGTTTTTTAGCTTGGTCAAAATACCTGTAAGATTTTAAACCTAATCTTAAAGTTTTCATTTTGCCCTCAACATAAGAATACATTTGTTGATGTTCTTTGATTACATTGTCAGCGCTTGCAACATACATCTTAAAGAAATTCATAGTATTTTCATCAACTTTGAATTGTCTTGAATGACAATAACTAGAACCGATTGTCCAAAGTTTAAAATCTTCTTCCCACTTTGCAACAGGTTTAGTTATAGATTTATCTTCGTTTGATGAATTACTGAAACCCAAATAAGTATTTACTGCGCTTTCATCATTATAATATTTTGGATTTCTTTTTGAGTAGTCATTATCAATAGACAAATGAAAATCTGGGTTTAAGCCTTTTGCTTTCAATTCATCTCGATAATATGCTCTTGCAAAATTTCTACCCATATTAAATCTAATATGAACTTCATCTTGCGAAACATATTCTCTACCCTCATCATCAACTTTAGTAATTGGTTTATGGACATAGAAACAATTATCTTCATACAACTCGCCACCAGAACGACTATATTTATTAATCATTCTTCTTATTGTATCAATGTCCTCTTGTGGTTGATGATATCTTACAACTTGTTCTATTGTTTCTTTTGCTTTCTCTCTTAACAAGTCATATTTTTCTTTTGCCTGTACCAATTTATCTTTTACTTTGTTTTCATAAAAAGATTGAAATTGGTCAGCAATTACTTTTCGCTTTTCTGCGTTAAGTGTTATTTTTTTAGTTTGCATATTTCACTCCTTTATTAATATCCCAACATATCCTATATAAAATAATTTGTCAAATCTTTTTTTCAGCACAACCTGGAGTTGTATGGTCCAGTTTAGAATGATTCTAAAGTAGCTTTTTTATAATATACACTAACCACCATCCCCAGCCACCGTCCAAGTGTATAGGATTTTTTAGGATATGTCAAGAAAATAATTTTTATTTATTTTTAATCTTGCCTTATTTCTGCCACATTGTATATATAGGATAGTCCCATGAAAAATATAAAGTTAGATGTAGAAAGTTTACCTGAAGATTTTAATCTGTCCGATAAACAGACTATAACATTTATCAGGGATTTGTTTGAAATGATTAAAGATCAAAATCATCTTAATCAATTATTAGACAAAAGAATTAAGTTATTAGAATTAAGATTAAAAAATTAATTCTATAGATTAAGCGGGGAACTTAGAATTAAAGCTATGCCCCGCCTGATCCCTGGTCCAGTGTGTTCTTGTTGCCAAATAAAAATAGCTGGACCTGGGATCAGCTGCTGCCTGAACGTGGATAAGATCCCCGGGCAGTGGAGGGTCAAGCTTCAAGCGGCAAGCAGCAAGCTTGACAATTTAAAATATAGGTTTATATAGGATGCTATGAATACAAAAGAAGCTTTACAAATAGTTGGAGGTTTGAGCAAGCCTTCAAAGATGCCTGGATGGGCTTACGGGCTGCCGGCTAAAGAATGCAAAACTGGATCGAAGCTGGCACAACAGCCTAACACAGTTTGCAGCGATTGTTACGCTCTAAAAGGTTGTTACGTTTTTAAGGTTGTGCAGGATGCACAATATCGAAGGCTGCGAGCTATACGCTCACCATTATGGGTTGGAGCAATGGCGCTGTTGATCAATTCAAAAAAATCAAAAGAATTCAGATGGCATGACAGCGGAGATATTCAGGATGAAGAACACCTACTCAAAATTTTTGCTGTTGCGAAGTTAACGCCGGCCACCAAGCATTGGATGCCAACGCGTGAGTCATGGGTGAAGGCCTTCCTGCCTGAATGCCCGGACAATTTATGCATACGTTTTTCTGTTCCAATGGTTGACCAGGAGCCAATCAAAAGCTGGCCCAATGTGTCAACTGTCATCACTGAAGACAAGCCCTGGTTTGGTCTCTCTTCCAGGGTCTGTCCAGCTCCTACACAAAATAACGAATGCAAAGACTGTCGGAGCTGTTGGGATAAATCGATTCAAAATATTAGTTATTGGAAACATTGATATGTGGAGACATCCAAAGTATTATAAAGAATTACGCAAGCTACGTAATAAACTGGATCAGGCAATTAGTTTGAGAGAGTCGGAGACGTCCGCTGGAGAACGTTCGCCTGGTCCGGGCCTCAAGCCTCAAGCGGCAAGCGTCAAGCCCCAAGCTGTTCAAGATGAAGGAGACAAGCGTCAAGCTGCAAGCGGCAAGGTTCAAGCTTCAAGCCGCAAGCATCAAGCTTCTTGATATCCTTCCCCTCATAAAGTTTTACTTGGTTAAGGGAGAGGGCCTTAACCATAATAAATGTATTCTTCGGATGGTTACAATGAAATGAAAATTGATGTGGAGAAAAGCGAACTGTGTTTCCCCGTGTTACTTTTAATTCTATAGTGAAAAAGTTGCCAAAACTATTATACCCCAGTATATCAGGAGTACCCCATGCAGCGCTATTTTCCAAGCGTGTAAATGATAATTTGCAATTATTTTTAATAGCGAACGTTTTAATCTCATGCCAAAATTTTCTTTCTGGTTTCACTACTACAACTTCTTAATAACCTTGCCCATTTTCCATTGTTCAGGTCTAACTGTGAAAACCAATCTATGAGATTCTCTTACTCCTATTAATTTATTTTGCAATAGTTTGATACCATCAATGTCGTAAAACTCTCCGTTTGGCAGGAGAACTTGAACACGTGCATTGCCAGCGACTTCACCTTTCATGAATTTATCTAAAGCTTGTCTTAATATCTTTCCGGTAAACATAGGTTGCAATATAGTCTAAGTTGTATTATATATCAAGTATGATGTTAAAAGTATATTTATGGATTATGGGCTGGTCAGGTCAATTAAGTTCATGGGCTTGGCGTAAACACGTGAAACTTATTGAGAAGAAAAGACAGCAAGAAGACGAAGAGTACGTCAAGGAATTACAAAAAAAATTATAATGGGTTTACCAAAGAAACTAACTGAACAGCAAATGCGATTTGCTTACGAACTTGTTACCAACGAAGGTAGAAAGACAGCAACAGAATGCGCTGTCGATGCAGGTTTTAGTAAAGACTCGGCTAGACAATACGCTAGCAAATTACAGAACCCAACCCTATATCCGCTCGTAGTGCAATACATTGGAA